GCCATATTCTTCATAAGCAAGGTAGATACTTCATCGTTCACTTTAAAGAATTGTTTGCTCTCGACGGTAAGCACGCCAACTTGACTGTGAATGATGTTCAAAGACGCAACCGTATCGTTCGTCTCCTCGCTGACTGGGGACTGATTACGGTTGTTAAGGAAGATGCTGTAACTGACATCGCTCCACTCAATCAAATTAAAGTTCTTGCCTATAAGGACAAAGGAGATTGGATTCTGGAACAAAAGTACAACATTGGTAAGAAAGGTAAAGCGGTAGAAACCGAATAAAAATAAGCGGGTTTTCACTACCCGCTTTTTTTGTAATGTCTTATAATTAGAAATGGATGCCTTCGGGGTCCACAAAACACAAACTCGCTTTTAAAGGAGATACCATAATGACCAACCTTGCAACTTCTAGGTTTACCTCTGCGGATATTCCTGCTTTGATGGAAAAAATTGGCCGCAATAGTATTGGAATGGATGAATATTTTGATCGTATTTTTAAACTTCACGAAACAACTTCTAACTATCCTCCATATAATCTAGTTCAAGTAAGCAACGTAGAATCACGACTTGAACTTGCACTTGCTGGATTTAAGAAAAAGGAGGTTTATGTCTACACACAAGATGGGAAACTATTCGTTGAAGGTCAAAAAGAAGACAGAAAATCTGATGCCAACTATGTCCATAAGGGACTAGCTCAACGATCTTTCAAAAGAGCATGGACAATGGCAGACGATACAGAAGTCGCAGATGTCACTTTTGAAGATGGACTCCTCTCTGTCAACTTAAAGAAGATTGTTCCTGATCACCATAAACGCAAAGATTATCTATAAATATAATTGAATATCGTCGGCGCAGACAGAGAGGCAACTGGCCAAATCCAGTTGACGCCTCTCTTTTTTATTGGTAGAATGACTAGAGGTATGAGAGTAAAATGACCGTAAAACTATCACTACTTAAATCTGGTGAAGATGTAATTGCAGATATCCAAGAAATGGTTATCGATGAAAGAGTTGTTGGATACTTTTTTGGCAATCCTTGCATTGTGAAAGTTCTTGCAAAGAACTATGATGATTCTGGAAATCAATCAAAAACTCCTTGTCAACTACAATTGACTCCATGGATGCCACTTACAAATGATGAAAAAATTCCAGTTTCTCCAGATTGGGTGGTTACAATTGTAGAACCAATGCCACAACTTAAAGAAATGTATGAAAAAGGAGTATTGAAAAATGTCGAAAGTAATCAAGATTCTAGCACTAACGAGCAATCAGATTCTGATCAGTCAGATTGAAGAAGTAGGTGCTGATATTGGAGAACCAGATTGTAAACTGATTGATCCATTTGTTATCACCAAAGATAAAACATTGGAACCATTTCTTTGTGGATATACAAAAGAAAATACATTTATGATGAGTTCGGACAAGATTCTTACTCTTGCAGATCCGACTCCAACTCTACTTGAAAAATATGAGGACTTGATTAAAGAATGAGATTTTACACTAATGTTCAGTTGATTGGAAATCAGTTTTTGGTTCGTGGAGTAGATGATGGCAAACGATTTGAGACAAGAGATGAGTTTTTTCCAACTCTCTTTGTAAAAACTAAAAAAGATTCTAAGTATAGAACATTAAGTGGAGAAGCAGTAGAACCAATCAATCCTGGAACTGTAAAGGATTGTCGTGAGTTCTATAAAAAATATGATGAGATTGATGGATTTGAGATCTATGGAAATGATCGCTATATCTATCAATATATCTCTGAAAAATATCCAGAGGATGAAATTAAGTTTGATATTAGTAAAATTAAACTAGTAACTCTTGATATTGAGGTGGCATCAGAGCAAGGATTTCCTGACGTAGAATCTTGCTCTGAAGAAATTCTTGCGATTACTATTCAGGACTATACAACGAAGAAAATTGTTACTTGGGGAGTAAAACCATTTAACAATAAGCAAAGTAATGTTACCTATTATCACTGCCCAAGTGAGTATGAACTTCTCAATCATTTCATTAACTATTGGATGGTCGATGTTCCTGATGTTGTGACTGGATGGAATATTCAGTTGTATGATATTCCATACATCTGTAAGCGATTGAATCGTGTTCTTGGTGAGAAACTTATGAAGCGTTTCTCTAATTGGGGTTTAGTGACTGAAGGAGAAACGTTTATTCAAGGACGTAAGCACACCACCTTTGATATTGGTGGATTGACTCAACTTGATTATTTGGATCTTTATAAAAAGTTTACATATAAAGCACAAGAGTCATATCGTCTTGATTATATCGCTGAGGTGGAACTTGGTCAGAAGAAACTTGACCACTCTGAGTTTGATACCTTTAAGGATTTCTACACTCAAGGATGGCAAAAGTTTATTGAGTATAACATCGTTGACGTAGAACTTGTTGATCGTTTGGAAGACAAGATGAAACTAATTGAACTAGCACTTACGATGGCATATGACGCTAAGGTGAATTATGCTGATGTGTTTTATCAGGTTCGTATGTGGGATAACATTATCTACAACTATTTGAAGAAAAGAGATATTGTTATTCCACCTAGAAGCAAATCTCAGAAAAATGAAAAGTATGCTGGCGCTTATGTAAAAGAACCTATTCCAGGTAAGTATGATTGGGTTGCTAGTTTTGACTTGAACTCTCTCTATCCTCACTTGATTATGCAATACAACATTTCGCCAGAAACTTTGGTGGATGAGAGGCATCCAACTGTTAGTGTTGATAAAATCTTGAATCAGCAAATTAGTTTCGAGATGTACAAAGATTATGCAGTGTGTGCTAATGGTGCTATGTTCCGTAAGGATATTCGTGGATTTCTTCCCGAACTGATGGAAAAGATGTATCAGGATCGTGTTATCTTCAAAAAGAAGATGATTGACGCAAAGAAAGAGTATGAAAAAACCAAGAACAAGGAACTGGTCAAAGAGATTGCTAGATGTAATAACATTCAGATGGCAAAGAAGATTTCTCTGAACTCTGCTTATGGTGCGATTGGTAATCAATACTTTAGGTATTACAAACTTGAAAATGCTGAAGCGATTACTCTATCTGGTCAAGTTTCTATTCGCTGGATTGAGAATAAGATGAATCAGCATCTTAATAAGATTCTTAAAACGGATGGTATTGACTATGTTATTGCTTCAGATACTGATTCTATCTATCTTAATCTGGGTCCTCTGGTTGAACGTGTATACGAGGGAAGAGAGAAAACTGCTGAAGGCATTGTTTCGTTCCTTGATAAGATCTGTCAAATGGAATTTGAAAAGTATATTGAAAGTTCTTACCAAGAATTGGCTGACTATGTGAATGCATATGACCAAAAGATGCAAATGAAGCGTGAGAATATTGCTGATCGTGGAATCTGGACTGCGAAGAAGCGTTATATTCTTAATGTTTGGGATAGTGAAGGTGTTCGCTATGAAGAACCTAAACTCAAGATGATGGGTATTGAGGCAGTTAAATCTTCCACTCCAGCACCTTGTCGCAAGATGATTAAAGATGCTCTCAAATTGATGATGAGTGGAACTGAAGATGAAGTGATTGAATTTATTGAAAATGCAAGAAAGAAATTTAAATCGCTTCCGCCCGAACAAATTTCATTTCCTCGCTCTGCATCAGATGTAGTTAAATACAAATCATCATCTGATATTTACATTAAAGGAACTCCTATTCATATTCGCGGAGCACTTTTGTTCAACCACTACATCAAAGAAAACAAACTGACAAACAAATACTCTCTTATTCAAAATGGGGAGAAAGTCAAGTTTATCTATTTGAAGAAACCGAATAGTATTCATGAGAATATTATTTCTTTTATTCAAGAGTTTCCAAAGGAACTTAACCTTGACAAATACATTGACTATGACTTACAATTTGAGAAAGCATTTCTAGAACCACTCAAGATTATCCTTGATGCAATTGGGTGGAAAGTAGAAAAGACTGTAAACCTTGAATCATTTTTTTCTTAATGGATTTACCTATTAACGACGAAGAACTGAATACTATTGTAAGTGCTATGCATCTCGGTGGAGATGTTGCACTTTATCAAAAACTTAAACTGGTAAAAGAACTTAGAGATCAAGGTTTGCCTTATAAAAAAATACTTCGTGA